TAACATAATATACATAATACGCACTGAATCGTGGGGTCAACTGGGGTGGTCGCCATCAATGCTAATCCTGCACAAGTCATTGAAATTGTTTTTAATCCTAGCCCGTTGCACTTTTTTGCTATGTGTTCCCATAGCTGTTTAATCTGTGGATTATCGTTGCGGTCAACGTGACAACCTAACAAAGCCATCTCAGGGTCAATACCTGCGCTTTCTGCTAGAAAAACTGCTTCAGAATCAGATATATAGCGAGTTCCTTTTCGCATTTCACCAATCCGTTGTCTCGGTAGATTCAAATCATGTGCAATCTGCTTATCTTGTACGTAGTTTTGAGCCTTTTTGTAGGCATCTAACAGTTCATTTTGATACATAAGACATTCTCCCTTTAGCTACATTCTAGCTGATTAGGCATGATTTTCCGTGCTTAACAGGCACAACTTTTCGTGCCTATAATCTCCCTCAGCGAAACAAGCTTCCTTGTTTCAATACTTTGACTGTCTAGGTCTGGGCTGTTCGCCCTTGACGCTTATAGCTCAACTTAGACGGTCAATCCCAATTCTCAATAATCAGTCAAGGTGGTTGTTATGAAAAAACTGAACACTCAAAACGCTATTATTCTAGATACTGAAACCACAGGTTTGGATAGATTTGCTGAAGTTATCGAGGTTTCTCTTATCTGTGCAACTTCAGGTAACGTTCTTTTCAATTCCTTGATAGACCCAGTTAAACCAATCCCTTCAGATGCATCGGCTATTCATGGCATTACTTCTCAAGATGTTATTGGGAAACCTACTTTTTCAGAGGTGAAACAAACTCTCGAAGCACTTTTGTCCTCTTGTGATTCTTTGCTTATCTATAACGAAGCTTTTGACCTTCGTTTGTTGTTCCAGTCTTTCAAATATTCAGGTGCATCATCTGATGCTGTTGAAAGCTATCGTTTATTTCTTCAATCAATTGGCTCTAAGACGCATTGTGTTATGCATTGGTACGCTGAGTTTTATGGTGAAATCAATGAGAATCATGATGATTTTAAGTGGCAATCACTATCGAATGCATGTGTTCAACAAGGTATTGATAACTCAGACTTAAAAGCACATCGAGCCACTGCTGACTGTGAAATGACAAGACGCTTAATTGATGTCGTTAATGCCAAGATTGAAGCATCTGAGGCTTAATCATGGATTCAATCTACTTCGACAACGAACCCAATCACGGTATCAACGCCTATTTTCCTTGGGGTCATAACTTCTTCAAGACTCCGCGTGATTTCTTCCAGTTCATGGAAGCTCACTACGGAATGGTGTCATTTCAGGTTGTTGAAATCACAGATGAAAACTACCAAGAGCTTTTGGTTAAGGGTGTTTTCCATGCCATCTAAAAAACCTCATAAGTTTCATGATGAGATTCGTCCGGTTCAAGTGGATCACTTAGCGTTTTCATTTTCGTACGGTTCGCTTAGACACTTAGACAGTTCTAACGAACAAGACTTTATCAACATGCAGTTTCCTGAGTTTAAAAAGCAGAGCGTCAACGGCCGCCTTAACTCACCAGAAGCTATAGAGAAATCAATCGAGTCACACCGTAACAAATGTCGCAAGGTGTTGGCCGATAGGTTTGATGAGTTCATGTCTAAAGTCTTTAACTTTCGTATTTCTCCTATGCGTGGCCGTGGCTTACATGGCTATGAAGATTCGATGGTGATTTACGATTCTACGGGAACGGTTGAATGTGGCTTAGTCGGTGTTGGCGGTAATAACGATACGGTTTACGTGCAAATCAATGGTACGGGTTGCGCTAAGTTGTTCGACTTCACCACTCACAAAAAGGTGCATTGGTGGTTGTCACTGTTGGGTATCACTCGCCTAGCCCGTTTGGATCTCTGTGTGGACGACTACACCGGAATCTTTGACTGTAAATATGCTGAGAAATGTTTTTATGAGGGAGCATTTCGCACTGCTTCTCGTGGACGTGGTCCCACAATGGTTCCTCATAAGCGCGTTTCACAATCCGGTGAATTATCAGAGGAAGCCGTTCTTGTTGGCTCTCGTACCTCTGCAATCTACTGGCGTGTGTACAACAAGAAGTTTGAGCAAAACATCGCTGACCCTGAAGTGATTTGGTACCGCAATGAAGTGGAATTGAAGAAGTGCGATTTGGCACTACTCGCCTCGCCTGCTTCGGCCTTTGCTGGTCTGTGTGACTTCTCGGCCAGTATCGACCCTGCTGAACCAATGAAGATTGAGCTTAACAAAAAGAAAGCAGGTCTTGAGTTCTTCGCTCGTATTGCTTGGGTTCGTCGTCAATGTGGCAAAGCTCTATCTGAAGTTGTTGCAATGACTGAGGGTGACTTGGGTGAAGCATTCGGAATGCTCATTCCTACGCATCATAGACGTGCAAACTTTGAAACCTCGTTAGGCATTCCTGACGAATACACTAAACAGAAAATCGAAATTTTGGAGTCAAGAATATGCCTACAATAACTGGTATTGCTATCAAGCGTTTCCCTAAATCCAACATGGAATTTGCGGAATTGTCAGTCCTACGTGCTGTTGAAGAAGTTGATAACGAGAAGTTTCAACAAACTGGCATCGGCTTCTCAACTGATATCCCTTACAACAAACAAGCGTTAAAAATTGATGTGGCTTACGCACGTCAGCTTATCCAATCACGCGCTTTTGTTGCAAACCGTGACTACGAACTGAGCTTTGGTGCTAACCCAGACGATCCACTCGACATCTTGGTTAACAAGCTTGTCCCTACTGATGCTGAAGTTCAAAAGCACTTCGAAGCATCTATCAAGAAATAAACTAAATTCGGAATTGTTATGCCTAAGTGTGCTTTACCAAATGAAGATGGTTTTCTAGCTCTTGTTGATACGTCAGTTGAATCCTGTACAGGGGTCATTGTTATTACGGCTAGTGATTATGAATATTTGATGGGGTTTACTCAGGTTTCTTCAATCGAAGCTACTGCGGTTTTTGGTGGGGCTTTCTCACTAGTTTTCGTCAGCGGCTTTGCTATGTCATACGCCATTAAGATGGTGATTAAGTTAATTAAAATTTTATAAGGAAACAAAATTATGGAAGCTATTTGGGCTGCTGTGGATTTCGCTGATGTTGCAACTAAAGTAGGTGCTGCGGGTGTGGCTATTGTTGGAATCACTATGGCTTACAAGGCAATTGGTCTTGCTAAGCGTGCTGTAAAGTCTGCGTAACTAATGGGAGTATTTGAGTGTGCTGATTGCCATACATGACCTGATACTTATGGTATTTGCTCTTTTGGGTGGCTTGTCTGGTTTTCTAGCCGCTCAGAATTTTCAAGGTTAATTATAAAGGGGCTTCGGCCTCTTTTTTTACAGGTTTTTTTTATGAAGAGAATGATTCTAGCGTCATTGATTGGTCTTTCAGCTTCTGGGGCCTACGCTTCGGATTTGAACTATGGCGGGCCGTATTCGCAAATGAAAGTTAAGCTATGTTCAGATACCCCACCTTCACGTTCCATTTTGCCTGACGGTAGCCTAATTTGTGACGATAACCCGCCCACTAACGATACATATTGCACTGGTGGTTTTGTCTATGCAGATACAGACATTTTTAATTGCGGCTCTGAGGTTGAGCAGGACGGGGATTTAAATAATAACGGCATACCTGACAATGATGAAGATTGGGACGGTGACGGGCTTGTGAATGGTGTTGACCCTAACCCCACTCTTAACGACAACGCGGAGCTTGATGAGGACAATAACGGAATACCCGACAAACTTGATCCTTTCTTTGATTTGTACAAAGCAAGCCGACCCGAGTTTATAAAATGCGATGCTCAGGACCGTGATTGCCAGAGCTCGAATACAGCTATCTACAGTCTTGCTAATGCCAATCGAGATTTAACGCGAATTATTAATCATATGGCTGAGGGTAATACTAGTAAGCAGTTCACAAGGACGCTTGAGAACCTACGCCAGACAATGACCTTTCAAGAAGTCGAGACTCGAAAAGAGCTAAAAGATTTGGAGCGCGCTATTAATAATATTGATGGTGGTGTCGATAACTCGGGGATTATTAAAAAAGGTTTCTCTGATATGGAAACTGGTTTCGCCAATATGGAAACCAATTTTGATGATTTGGATTATAACGTTTTTAGAACGATGAGTAATATTTCATCTATTGATAGAGGAATGACAAGTTTAAACACCCAAGTTAATGGTGTTCATGGCCATTTGGACGAAACTAAATCCGACATTATCAGCGCAATTAATAATGGTACTGGCGGTTCTGGTCTTACTCAAACTCAAAAAAATCAATTAAAAAATGCAGCGAAAGCCAATGCTAATCAAAAGCTAATCAAAGAGCTGAGAACTACTGTTGGTGAAAATGGTTATACCCTTTCTAGGATTAAAAACGATTTAGGCAATGTTTCCGATGATGTTAATCAAAATACTAACGAGAAATTCAATCAATTAAGCGAGCAAATAGCGGCTGTTTCTGGCGGTCAATCAACGGTTGATTTGTCCGGTGTTGAATCAAGCATCGATGCCCTATCAGATAAGATTGACGGTATTGAAGGCGGTGGTAATGGTGAGGGGCTCTCTGAAATATCCAGTAAGTTAGACGGCTTGGCTACTGGTGTCACTGACATAGGTGACTTATTGAAAAGTGTGGATGCTTCCAAAGCAGGTATAGACGGTACTTGTATTCAAGGTGGCACTTGTCAGGGGTTTTATGAATCGGCTTATGAGGGGGATTTGAGCACTGTTGTAAGTAGTCAGTTAGATGCGATGAAAACTAGCATTGTTGATCCTTTTGTATCGAGTTTTGGCAATATTGATTTAAGCGGTGCGCAACGTCCAAAGTTCGGTTTGCCTGTTCCTTTTTACGGTTATATGTCATTTGATGATTACATTGATATGGACTGGATATTTGGATTTTTACGTTTCATTTTTCTTGCGTCTACGGCTTTCTATTGTCGTCAGATTATTTTCGGGGGGTAATGTATGGACTGGATAGTAACGTTATTTAATAAGCTAATTGAGTTCATGTACCAGTTGCTTTTGAGCCTTATTACCATGTTGAAAGATATGGTTTATTGGGTTGTTGAGCAATTTATGGAGGTCGTTAATTCTGCTCTATCTTCTGCTGTAGCTTTGTTTCAGCCTGTCGATGTCGGTCAATATTTACAATCTATTCCACCTAATGTCGCTTGGGTCATGGGCGCCGTTGGCCTACCTCAGTGTTTGAGCCTGATTATATCGGCCATTGCATTACGCATGATTTTACAATTGATTCCATTCACGAGGTTAGGTTCGTAATGATCTACTGTATCGCAGGACGACCACGTAGCGGTAAAAGCTATGAGAGTGTCGCTTTCCATATTATTCCCGCTATCAAGGCTGGTCGAAAAGTCGTTACCAATGTGACTTTAAATGTGCCCTATTTTCAGAAAGTCTTTGGTAATGACGTATTGGATTTGATTGAAGTTGTGGACGGTCAGTTAAACCAATACGGCTCTATGGATAGACCGTTTTCAAAGCTTGAGGACTACATAAACGATTGGAGGGATGCCGATAACAAAGGTCCCCTATTTGTGATTGATGAAGCTCATATGGTTCTGCCAAATAAGCAGCTAGATAGCAAAATACTTGAGTTCTATTCTCTTCATGGTCACTACGGCATAGATATCATCTTGTTAACTCAGAATCTAAGGAAGATTCACAAAGACGTTCGCGATATGGTTGAAATGACTTACTACTGTGCCAAGAATACCGCTTTCGGTAGTAAGAATACTTACACCAAGAAAGTGAGGATTGGTGCAACAACTGAAGTCGTCAATGAAGAACAGCGCAAATATAAGAAAGCGTTTTTTCCTTTCTATCAGTCTCATACGCAAAGCAGTGGCAGCGTGGCCGAAGCCATGAGTAATGACATTAAGCCAATCTGGCATCGATGGCCGTTTTGGATGGGCGGATTTTTACTTGTGACGGGTGTCATTTTTAATATTTACGCGTGGTCTGGCAGTGATAAGGAATTAGAACCGGTTCTAAAGCCTGAACAAAACAATGTTGTTGAGCCTGCCCAGGTTTCAGTTCCCAACGGTGTCCCAGGTCAAACAGTTAAATCTACAAAAAAGTCTTCTGGTTTCGGTCCCCTTGATGAGTTTGATTTGTTTGTCACTGGTTATGCTCGTCAGACAGCTTGGCAAGATGTCACTCAAAACCTTGTCGATTTTCAGAACTCTTTTGTTCGTATCTATATCGAGGTTCGTCAGAATGACAGTAAGCTATTCACTTTTAGTCAATCGGAGCTGATAGAAATGGGATATGGTTTTAAGGTTTTAGCTGATTGCGTCTATCGAGTAACTTGGGGTGATTCAGTTAAGATTTTGACGTGTGTTGAGTCCAAAGAAGATAACCCTGCTAATGATCCTTTTGATTTCGGTAAGGCCGTAAAAATCTAA